TCCTGTAATGGGTTACATGTTTTTCTGTAAGGATTTCTTACAGCGTTTCATGTATTCTGGATAATAATTTCTTGTAAGATTTGAAAATTACAGAAAAATACATAACTCTACCTGAGAAAAAGTGACTCGGGTAAAATAGACTCATATCGAGTCTGAAATGATTGGAACGCGGGAATTCATAAAGAGTCATGCGATTTTATGTAATCAACCAAAGTTACATAAAATCATGTAACCCCATGTGGAAAAAAAGTGTCATCCTAAGACGGGGGGTCTTTTTTTAAGGGTCTCAAAATGTCATCATTCATATAATCATGTAAATAGTTACGCGATTTTATGTAATCAACCAAAGTTACATAAAATCATGTTACTATGTGTGGGAAAAAAGTGTCATCCTAAAATGAATTTTTAACTTAATATGAGAAAATGTTACTAGACTGAAATTATGGGAACTTATGTATTTTCCAATAAAAATTACAGAAAATAATGTAGCCCCCATATGAGAAAAAAGTGTCATCATAAGACGGAGTATTTTGTTGTGGGGAGTATAGGAGTTTAAAAAGGATACATATAAATTCGTAAGCATAATCGTAAAAGACGGTAAACTTATTTGGATTTATAGTATTATATTCTTTGAATTTCGTGGTATAACAATTAATACTCTTTTAATACTAAGAAATGGATAGATATTCTAAGAAAGAAAGGGAACTTTTAAAGATGCTAGCAAGTAGAGAAGAAGAGATTCGACAACTAAGGGATGATAATGAGATACTAAGAAGGGAAAATGGGGATGTTACAGATAATGTTCGTAATATAAATTCGTACAATACGAATAACATTACGAATAATATTGATCTTAGTATATATCGTGCGGAGAACCTGAGTTATATCATGTATGACCTCTTGAAGAAAGCTGATACACCACCATTTGAGGAAATTCCTCCACTCGTTGGATTAATTCATTTCAAGCCCAAAAGAGACGAGGAGTCGGAGAGGGTGGCAGATGACCAGGAAGATGACCAGGAAGACGACAATGACTCATTAGAAGACTCGGTGAAAGACTCGTATGAGTCGGATTCAGTAAAGGGATCATAGTGGTACTCCTCTCCAGTTACATCCCATATTTGTTATATAGTTGTGTAGTTTTTTTAGAGTATCTGTTGATTTAGATCCCATGTATAGTATTTTACCGGTGCTAAATATACATGTTGTTCCGAATTCTGTATAGAGTTTAAGAGCGGCATGTCTATCGGGGGTAAATACGAATGACATTTCTTTTTCCTTTAGCTGTTTTGCAAGTTCGAATAAGTTTACACCCAGTTTTGCACTTGCAATACCATTCGCAAGTATGTTTTCTTCTTTTATTTTAGAAATAGAGGCATATATAATAAATTGATTTGCAACTTCATATGATTCTTCTTGAGTAAGTCCAGAAGCAATATGAAGTTTATTGTTTTTGGAATGAAACCATCGCATCTTAAAGTGTCTTTTACGAAATGAACAATAGAATGTAAAGGTATTATTGAGTCCTTTTAAACGATGTGGGTAAGATCCGTGAAATTCGAAAGATCCATTTTTTTTCTTGTAATACTTTGCGTGTATTTTTAGCTCAGACGATATATTTCCAATTGTAATACTCTCGAATATATTATATGGGTCCATATCATCAATAGATAGGGTTACGATAACCGTAGACAATGTATGTTTGATAAACACAATTTCGTTCATCTATATTGTTGGTGTGGGACTTTGTTTTTGTTTTGGCTTTGTTGGGACTTTGTGAATAAAACTTGTATAATTCTTGCTAATTGAAGATAATTAGCCTATATTCAATTTGGGGAATATTCCTAATGCATACATTTCCATGAGTAAAAGTCGTGTTGTTTTTGGCATTTTAATTTTGACATGTTTGGTATCTTGACAGCATTTTTCCGTTGGTTCGAGCCATCCACATGATTTACATACCATAACATTGATTATATCGGCACCGAGTCTTTCTTTAATTATTTCGTTACAATTTCGCGTCCTAAGAGCATCCCTTTCCATTTCCCCTACGCGTAGTCCACCACGGGCTTGTCTGCCCTGCGTTGGTTGCCCTGTAATTGGTACAACGGGTCCTTTGTTTCGTGCACGAATCTTTTTATAGACCATGTGTTGAAGCGGCATATAAAAGACGCTTCCTATAAATACGGGACTCTTTAGTTGTTTTCCAGTCTTTCCACAATACATGTATTCTTTTCCGGATTTGTCACAGATTGTATCAAAGTGAGGATCGGTTTCAATATTTTCAACTGCGGTTTTTCCTTGTATGATAAGTTCCTTTCCAAAGTAAGATTCTAGCATTTGTGAGACTGTCATTCTCGATGGCATATGAGCGGGGTTGATTATTAAGTCTGGAACAAGTCCATCTCTTGTATATGGCATATCCTTTGACGGTATAATTTTTCCAATAACACCTTTTTGTCCGCTTCTTGTAGAGAGTTTATCACCTGTTTCCGGATAATGTAATGTAAGTAGTTCGAGTACTTCTGTTTTATCATTTCGGTGAGAATGACAGACTTTTGCGACTTTATCGTTTTCCCATTTTATTGTATCATTTGAAAACATTTTAGAGTTTTTACGGAGATTGGTATTTTTTTGAAGTGGTGTATCCGATAGCCATCTTTCTCCTGATCCCAACGACTCTTGGATGATACTCTTACTCAATGTATAGAGTCCTCCTCGTTTAACAAACTCATCTTTGCATACAATTGCATCTTCAATATTCCAACCTTCGAAACTACAAACTGCTACGCATACATTTTGACCATTGGGCGAGAGTCCCTTTCCTTGAATTACAGGAATTTGCGGATATACAAGTGGCATCGCTTGTCGCATATGTGTTGTGGCATACATGGATCTAACAGGAGGTAAATGTCTTCGAAATATTATGCTTTGTGCAATAACTCCAATAGAGGTAGACCTTTTTGAGACAACCCTTCCTGCATCTGTCCATTTCCATGCTATTGATCTGACGGACTCATATGGGATTGTATCACTGTTAATAACTCCGTTAACAATAACATTCTCTGAGTCAGGGTATAAATCAAGATCCAAATCAAGATCCAAATCAAGATCCAAATCAGGGTATAAGTATGTGGAAATCTTCACATCCAATGCAAGATCAACGACGAGTCCAATATTTTCTCCTTCTGAAGCACGATAAGGGCAATATATTCCTTTATGATATTCTTGTAATTCACGTTTGTATGTAGAACCAAATGTCGAGCCACCGGATCTTATTACTCGCGTAGTATGCGATAGTATTTCATGTTTACATTTTAAATCCAAGAGCTGCCCTTGTGATATTATTTTCTTTATAATGAAACTATATGCTTTGGACGGATGTTTTTTGTAGATATTACACGTTTGTCTTATCAACCACTCACAAGAAATAAGTCTTTTTGAATGTAAACCAGGCTTCTCTTCTGGGATTGAATCATCTAGTAAGTGTAGTATCATAAGTGCTAAAAATATGGTTTTTTGTTTATTTGTTTTCAAGTGCGGGAGGCAAGTTGAGTCGTTCGGAGGCTTTTTTTTAGATATGTGAGTTGCAGTATGACGAGTAAACTTGTCATATACGTGTGTCCATCTTTTCATATATCCATCTAATTCATCAAAAGAAATCTGATGAAAGTCTAAGAATTCTTTGAGTAATATATCCGTCTTTTTTGTCTCTACAAATATCATGTCTTTCTTTATAAATACTCTAAGTCTCCCATCATAAAGTTCCCACGGAGTCTCTAGAGGTGCACTCCACACATTGATAAAGCCTTTACCCTTGTAAATCCAGTTTGGACATAGCATTTCTTTCCATGGAACAACCCAGGCTTTTCCATTGATAATGAAAAAGCCATCTTTTGTCATACATGGGATTACCAGTCCACGAATTTTTATCTTATATGTTTCACCTCTTCTGACATAATAATTATAATCTTGAACATCTTGAACATCTTGAGTATTTTGTGGATCACGAATATCTTGGTGTTGTCCCAGACATTTTTTTATTGTTTTTCTGAAAATATCATGGTGTTGCATCGGTTAGGTACTACCGTCGCTTGTTTTTAATTTGAGGTAATTTGAGGTAATTTGAGTTAATTTGAGTTAATTTGAGTTAATTTGAGTTAATTTGTGTTAATTTGAGTTAATTTGTGTTAATTTGAGGTAATTATGGTTAAATTGAAAAAAGTATATAGTAATAATGTTGAGCTGCGAACTTGCTATAAAACTTGCGAAAAAATCAAAAAAAAATATTGTGATTACCGATGAGTATGGTCGTATTATTTTTTGTAACGATGGTTGGACGGGTTTATGTGGATATACACTATCAGATGTATATGGAGATACATGTGGTATTCTTCAATCTATAACATCGGATGAAGATACCATAAATAATATGAATATGAAAATAAAAGCTAAAAAGACATGTTTTGTTATGATTGATAATATTAAGAAGGATGGGACTTCATTTAAAAATATGTTGACAATTTTTCCTCTCAAGGATGGTTTTTTTGCTGAATTGATAGACATGGGTCCGACCGATTATATGAAAAAATATAAGGAAGTAGTTGATAAGCGTCGTTTATCATTATCGTTTTGATTTCTGTTCCTGGCACGATATATTTGACAGTTCAGAAATTGGGTTCGTAACATACCCCCGACCAAGGAGTCCATCAATACACTTTTTAAGGACATGGCAATCTCCGAGTGCATCATGGAGTTCTTCATCTGGTTTTTCGTGATAAAGGAACTCATAAAGTTCAATAAGTTTGGGATATTTATACCCCATGCGTGATGGTATTTTACATATATCTACTGTAAGTTTCATAGTACAAAGTAGATTCTTAGAATCTAGGATTGTGTTGAACTTTTGTAGCAAGTCAATATGACCACTTTCCTTAATGTTGTATTTAAGGACACCAATATCGAATTCAATATTATGTGCCACAATCGTGTCTACGCGTTGCATAATTTTAAGAAGGTGTCGAATGGCATTTTCCAATGATATTCCACTTTCATTACATTCTTCAACCGTTAGTGAGTGACAACCTTCGAAATGCTTTACTTCTTTGACTCCCTTTATGTAAAACTTATCCTGACATACAATTTTTCCATTTTCCGATCTTTCCACCATACCAATTGACATGATCCCCTGTGACCAGAATTGTTTATAGAGAAGAATACCATTGGTTTCTGTATCGATAATGAGAGTTGACATATGTTAATTTGTTTTAATTAAAGACTTTTCCTTCATTTTTTTGTGTTTTTTGGATCCCACTGTGGTATTTTTCGTCAAGATGCGACTTATATTCTAGTAGGCATACTTGGGGCATCCGCTTCTCTTGACTGCATAAAATGTTCCATTTTCACATTAAGGGCATCTTGTTTTTCGCTATTCTGCATTTGTCCATAGGAATTAAAATTGGATTGACTTTGTGTTGGTGCAGCATATGATACGGGCATTGATGGGGCACCTGGGGCACCACCGGGTATGTTTTGTCGAGAAATTTGAGTTGGACCAATAAGTGGTTCGAAACTATGTAACATAGCAGTTCCACCGTTTCCTTTTGCGGATGTATCTATATCAATAAAGGAGTATGGATCCGAAAAGTTGCTCATTTCAGTAAAGTGCCATGCATTTGGTCCATTTGCACTAGATACATTATTATTTGGGGGCGGTGGTATATTTCTTTGTTGTGAGTTTTGTTGTGAGTTTTGTTGTGAATTTTGAGATATTTCACTGTGTTTAATCCATTCAAGTATATCACTACCAACAATTATTTTGTTAGTACCCCCTTCAATAAGACATGGGACAGATCGTACATAAGGCGGAAGTTTTGAGCGTATAGCAGCCGTATCTATACAAACGAAACGAAGGATATGCTTTATTTTAGTTGTCTGTTGCATGATTTGTTTACAATGTGTACAGTAATTGCTATAAAACAGAACTGAGACCGTTGACATTATTTATCATAAGAACTAAAATTCAGAAATATGTGCGTAACTTTTGTTAATTTTTTGTCAATTAATAAGAATTAATAAGAATTCACAAGGAACAAAAAATGAATGTAAATAATACATACAAATCATAATAACAATGCAATTCTTCAAAAATCGCGTTGAAAATGCAGACACGTTGGAATTTGATACAGAGGGATTATTTACAAGTGTTGCAAACGGACTGCGTCGCGTTATTCTAACAGATATCCCAAATGTTGGATTTGTACAAGAATCCCCTAATACAATTGTGAATAAGAATACAACGGCTCTCCACGATGAGTTTCTTGCTCATAGAATGAGTCTATTGCCTCTTATCCGAAGTGCATTTCACGGGGATATCCCATTGGATAAATATACCTTTCGTCTTAAAGTATCTCAAAAGACACATGCTTCGCTAATTACGACGGATGACATATTCGTGACTACAGAAAATGTAGAAGGCGACGATATTCCACTTGATGTAAAGCGATTCTTTGTTCGTAACGAGGAATCTGGGAATCCGAGTATTATTACTCGTTTTCCACGATACGATGAGTCAACGGAAGGAGAGGAGATTGATATTATCTGTAAATGTCTAAAAGGAACACAACATGAATTTGCTGGATTTAGTCCAGTGAGTGTATGTAGTATGTATGAAACAGGACAAGATACCCATCACTTTCTAGTAGAATCAATTGGTGGTATTTCACCTACAGAAATTGTATATGATGGATTACAGTGTATGATTGAAAAATGCGAACACGTTATTCAAAATGTCAAAGACATGAAAGAATTTTGTCACAAGACAAAAGGAGTCGATTATAAGGCGATTGACCTTGAATTGGCTCAAGAAGGTCATACAATGGGAAATATGATTACCGAATGGATTTATTCCAAGGCATCAAGTGATTTACTACATATTAGTTATCATGAACCGCACCCTCTGAAGTCAACCATTATTCTTCGTGTCGGAATTGACACGAAGACTGACGATGAAGATGTCTATATTGAGCAGGTAAAGGACTTTGTTATTGGACATATCAAAACTCTACAAGAACATTTGACTGAACTTGGAAAATCTTGGCGGGTTCAACAAAAATTATTTACTGGGAAGTTATGAGAATTTATTTAGCTTATTTTTTTTACATAATTAGATAAATGGAATTCAACATCCTCATCTCTCTTTTGATTGGTATATCAGTTACTCTATTAGTATACATGTTTAAGAAACGTAGAAATGAGAAAATGACGATGGGCTATCATATTGCAATCGCCTTTGTCGTTTCTCTATGTACATATGGGATAATGCAAAATACCGAATATGATAGTAGTCCGAAAGAAATGATAACCGGAGAACCCGAATTTTAACCAAAAAACATAGATAAGTATTATTTACAGACATATAGAATATGGCGAACGAAACTGAGAGATTTCGTACTGTTGGTATTGTAAAGTGGTTTGATACTGTAAAGGGGTATGGATTTGTAACAAATGTGATTACAAACGAGGACATTTTTGTTCATTATTCTTCGATTCAGGGAGACGAGGGTTCCAATTATAAGACACTTGTGGATGGAGAATATGTTTCGTATACTGAATCTAAAATGGAAGATGGAAAAAGTATTGCTGTGTGTGTAACGGGTGTTGCTGGTGGCAAACTACTTTGTCAGATTCCTGGTAAACGTGTTGTTCTTGTCAATAAAGGACGTAGGCGACATAATGATAAATCCGATGCCAAAGTTGAAGAGGTAGAAGCTTAATTAAAAAATGAATGTTTTTGTATCTTAAGAATACAGACTGCACATCCTTTATCTAACGCTTATATCATGGCTCTTCCGATTGATATAGTAAATTGCGTGTATTCTTTTACAAATGACGGAGTTCCTCCGATTTGTAAGGATAATCATGTGTTCTTATCAAAGACAAGGCCTTCGTTGTTATTGTTAAAGGACTCCATGGACGTTTGTCTTTTAAAGCCAACCATTACTTCCACAAAGTATATGGTTCGGTGTTTGAAGAAGGCACGTGGTACGTGTTATAGAGACAAGTTCCCTCATCACCGGATCAAATCTAAACACATTAAGTTGTCGCATAGATGTGTGGCACGTAGTGGGAGAGGGCGATGTACGAATAAGGCTTTGTTAGAGTGTACGGTGTGTACAAAGCACTCTTCACAGGGTTACGACTTTTGGTTTGCAAAGCCAACTCCCTTTGGTGACGGCAAGCCGGACAAGATGACGAGCCAAGACATACTTAAGGCAGCATACTTTACGAATCTTATGTACTAATAATAAAAATTTTTGTTTTTGTTTTTTTCTAGCATTCATCCCATGGTCTGGAGCATATTTTATCCATGAGGTAATTGGGGATGTTATTTGCATATGATGTCATCGATAATGGAGCTCTCTTAGACTGATATATTTCTGTTTGATTATTTTTGTTTGATTCCCCCGATACTCCTGAAAATGTATGGATAATATCTTCGTTTAACCAATTTGGCGGAACATGATGGTCCGATACAGGAAATAGATTATGATATGTATTGTGATATGTATTACGATATGTATTCTTTGACGTTCGAATCATCTGTTTTACAAAACTTATGGTAACACTGTCCCATTTCTTCTGAATATCGGTGAGGTAGTCACGATAGAATCGCCAGTCTACTTCTTGGTGGTTTTTAATAAAATCAAATCGTTTTGCACTATATCTGAATTGAATAAGAGAATCAATTTTAACATTATCTTTTTCTGATGTTCCTATGATATAGGCGTTAATCACGAACCACGGTTGATATAGTCCGGATTGAGATATAGGTGGTACAATACTCATTATACATAAGAAAACATAAAACAAAAAAAATATAACGATTATGGATCCGTGTTACGTTTTTAAGGAACTACCGGATGACTTAAAAACGGAAATTCGTTTTTTTTTAATGCACCCCGTCAAAGAGAGTCGTTTATTTCATGAAGAGTTACTCAAAGAACATATCCTTATGAACTGGACGAATTTTATTGATACTCTACCTTCTAACCATCGGGGTATAGAATATACATTGGTACATATGTTTTTGACACCACATGTATGTTCTAAGAGGTTAGATGAGCTATGTTCTATTTTGATACGTGTCTTTGACACATATTATTGTGGTATTAGAGAGGATATATTTATTGACTCGGGTTTATTTGGTGGAAAGTTAATGGCATGTTCTTATATTGCAAAGCAATGTCATGAGTACTTTGTCAGATGAGTTCTTAAAATCAATTGAGTGAATATTTTGTCTACTTCCTTGAGAAGCATATTGTAATTCAACATTGGTCTTACATTTTATGGACTTTTTAAAGGCACTGAATTTTGTATATCCCATTTGAAAGGCGAGTGTATTTGGTTTTCCGATATTTAATTTGAGAGTACATGGCTTTTTGAGTTTACAATCGAATAGAAAGTCACCTTCTGTTATTCGGATGAATAAGTTTTTATACTTTTTGTTACATTTCCATTTCATCAAGTCGATAAAGACTACATTTTCGTTTTCCATAATTTCTTTGGTTGAGAACCATGTAAAATGAATCTTACTAAGTGCCTTTTTCCAATGATCTGATGTAGACGCACTCTCAAATGAGATTTCACCGGAAGATGTATTGATGAGTCTACCCATATCATGATAATCTAAACAAAACCGGTCAATAAGAGAGTCTCGAAAGATGGTATGTGTCTCCCATACTTCAATAATTAGGTTTGGTCTATTTCCTAAAAATATTGGTATATCGGGGATAGCTTTTTTGTATTTGAGAATATCTTTTTTTGAAATTGTATATGACCAATTTCCATATATAATCTTGAATGAGTAGTGACGTTTAAATATATCCTTGTGTGAGTCATTGTTAATATGGGGGTGGAGAGTGATATTTAAGTTCCCTATAAAACTTCTTGGGTGTAGACCCCACGTCATCTTTTTATTTGTGGTATTAAATTGAAACTCATTTGGATATACGAAAACCTCATCGCATGTGGAGCATATAACATTTTTTAATATATCACATAATTCGAGATGTAACGCGTGAAAAGATATATGAATTTCTGGTGTTTTCTTACTTTGAATGGAGCAACTTCTAAAAAAAGGAGGCTCCGTCATGTGATGTGATAATTCTAAACGAAATTGTGTTTCGACAAATATGTTCTCTATCGCTATATATGGTGTGAATCTACCAAGTCTTTTATTTCTGATTTGCAGAGGTGTATTTGAGTTCCACATGATTTTACACTCTAATTGTATACACTCGGGGGAAGTAGACGAGTGTATGAAAAAAATTGTTGGCGGTGATAAATCGACTTGTTGCTTTATTTCGATACCTTGATTCTCCAAGTTTTCATTCAAGATACGTATGAAATAAACAACAATGTCTGCCCACATAAATTCGAACAAAGCATGAAATAAACTATCTTGTATCTGACTCTTTTTTCTAACTGTTTTTTGTATCGGAAGTTGGTGGTGAATTAATGTGCCACTCATTATATGCCTCTATAATTGAACAAAAACTCATTTTTTCAATATCTAGAATTTAAATTTTCTGGCGTATTTAGAAAGATAAAAATAAAGAGCAAAGTAAATATTAGAAAATAAGAATTCCAGAATTAACGATAATATGCGAAAGGGCATAACAAATCCTCGTCTACATGGGATTACATTGGTAGATCAGCATATGGACTGGATAGAATTTCAATTTTTGGATGGTGTAATACATGTCCACGGCGGTAAAAATCCAAGCGAATGGGAACTCAAAGAGTATGTATTTTTAAAAATTAGCGAATAAGACCATTGTGCGATTATATGAGCCTTATTATTTTTGTAGGTTCTGGATAATGAGTAAGAGCTACTTTAATGATATTTTGTATTCCAATAATGATATTGTTTATATACACGCCTTCAAATGCATTGAATTGAAGAAGGTTTTTGATAAGAACAAAGTAGATGGAAAAAAGGTTATTATTGATACATTTATCACCATTTTACAGGATAAAGAAAATTCGGTATATGATTTTCATATAGACCTGTCAAAAATCACTTTATCACAGATTGAATCAGAATTTTCCTTGGTTAGGAAGATTGTTAACGTATTTTGTAATTGTAATACGAACTTACCTGTGAATTGTGATATTTATAATGTGCCATACTCATTTTCTGCTATTTGGAATATGGTATCCCCTTTGATTTCAAAAGATGGTCAAAAGAAGATACGAATACATCGAGATTAAAAATGGTGATAAAGCTATTCTATAAAGTTTTTCACAATAAATGTTCATCTCAGTGGATTCTTGGATTGGACTTGCCGATAGTTTTATAGATAGAAGTTTACCTCAACATAAACGCTCAGATGCATTTCGCGGGAGGATATTTTTTATAAAAACTGATCATTTTCCCGAGTATATAAAACAGCTTACGGATCACCCAACTCCTTTTATATTAATTACTGCGAGCAACGATGATCATTGTCCTCCTTATAAAGAGTATCCACCTACAAACGAAATTATGAAGAAGGAAATTGATACATTTTTAGATACATCGAAACTTGTAATGTGGTTTTGTAAGAACCCCTGTATCATTCACGAAAAGATTCAGCCATTGCCACTTGGACCAAAGTGGCAATGGAAAACAACGCGTTTCTTTGGTGAGGATAAAGGAGTACATACAGAAATATATAGGAAATATGGTGCCACACCGAGTTACCGATTTTATAACGAAATAAAGCCAAATTCGCTTTTTTTTAACTTTAGTCAGACAACAAATAACCCATTGTTTTCACCACATAAGAATATTCGCCATAAATGCAAATCTTCTCTCATATCAACGTTTAAGTTCCTTTCTAATGTTCCATTTGAGGAATATATACGTACCTTAGGGACATATAAGTTTTGTGTCTCACCACCTGGAAGGGGTATCGATACACATCGTACATGGGAGGCTCTAATGGTAGGAACCATTCCAATTATGATTCATACGACTATAGATTCTTTATTTGAAAAACTACCTGTCATCTTCGTACAGGATTGGTCTGAGATAACAGAAGACTTCCTTACATGTAAATATGAAGAGTTGAAAAATAGAACGGATTATGATTTTAATGTCTTGTATGAGCCCTACTGGCTTTCTAAGATAAACTTATTGCTGACACAAGTTTGCCGATGAAAAATGAATTCGAGTCCACAGTGTTAAGGACAAACAATAAAGAATATAAAAGAATACAGTGAAAAACTATGATGGGTGATTTCATCGAACGCAGGGAGTTGGTAAAGAAGAACTTTCTCGATTCCAATGCTATGGATTACTACTTTTCATACAGCTATATCATACTCGAGTGTATATATGTAACACCTTCAGGAAATAGAATCGATTGTTGTATTGCGGGTCTAGGTAATCGTGAGACTCAATATTCCTTTTCATATCGCCCTAGTTCTGGTAATTATGTCCGTTTGTATAATTCAGAGACAGCAAGGACAAGGCTTTATTATGCGAATAATACGAGGGTGGCACCAGATAATTCCGATCCTAATATTATTTATCCCACAATTCAAGATAAAGAGTGTATGATTTGTTGTGAAAAAAGAGAAATGCTTGTTCTAGACTGTGGTCATGAAGTATGTGGTTCGTGTATATTGAAAACGTCGCTTGAGAATTCCAAAAAATGCCCGTATTGTAGACAGGGGTTTCAAATACCCGATATCATTATCCGAGACTATTGTTCGGGGCTGGAAAGGAAGGTTGGATGCCAAAATAATGTAATTTCCAATTATAGAAATGATGTTCATTTGATCGAGGACGAACTCTCTGATATACAACAAAGGGAGAACAGTCTTGAATCAACTATACGTTATCTCTATAATTACGCGATAGATACTACTTTGTCTCAGGACGATGTTATTCCTCATAACATTATGTATCTCATTAATAAACATTCACCTTATCCTGTCCAACGTGTGATTCATTATCTCACAATGATAAGGCACGTCAGTATTACATCTGGACTTATGAAAAAAATAAATTTACTTGTAACAAGTGACACTGATACCACGCGGTGTATTATGAATGAGATTAATACCGGGATTCATAGTTCTACACTCGAAACCTTTCTTCAAGAGCAGCATGTTGCTGTACCACTTCCTCCACAGACTATTCCCCCAGTTCAAACTCCAGATATGCTTAATAATATAATCCAAACGGCACTCGATGCAATTGAAACAGATCTACAGAGAATTCAAAATAATTAAAAGAAAGGATACTAAAAAAAATAAAAATAAAAATACGATTTTTTCTCTAATTTGATATGTTTTGTCTAGTTTGAGACATAGAGTGAATCACAAAGTACAATATCTCTAATAATTTTTGTTCGCATTTCAGTGAATAGAATAACGAGTTTATTTTTTTGTTGTATATCTGCAATATCTTTAAGTTCTTCAAGGATATTATATACTTTTAACATGTTTCTGACAAAATTACCTTCGTACATGGTCCATGGAAGTATATTTGTTATTTCAGTATAAGAATGTCCTTTTAACCAAAGATGTGTAAAACATCCAAAGGGCTTACAAAGTGAAAAGGATGTGTCTCTGAGTCGGTTTTCTTTTGCAAGTCTTTCGTATACATTCTCTAAAGAAGATAACTGTGACGAAAGCTCTTCATACGTTTCCGGGGAGAGCCATTCTTTAAATAGAGTATTAGGTGATTGTTCTACTTCCTCAAAATTATCTCCAGATAATAGTGTTCCAACGATAATTCCCCAAACATCGTCCGAAAGAGTATTTTCTATCATCATAAACTCTGCTACAAGAAACGCATCCGCCTCATTTATAATAGAAGCTAATTTACCTTTTAGTGTTACTACTTCTGGTGGTAACGTCTGTACTTCATTACATAGAAACTTATTATAGTCTTCTTGATATTTTTCAGTAGGAAAGTGTACATATCCCGTGTCTAATAGAACTTTAATCTGCCATTCCAATGTGTCTTGAATATATCTCCTGGCTTCTTCTTTTTCTTTTTGTAACTTGAGTAGGGATTTTGATGTATCTTCACGCCAAGTATATTGACTTTTAATTTCATCTGTAATATCCTTAAACTTACTCAATTGACCCAGAACCTTTTTCTTTGCATTTGCTTTCATAGGTATTTTGAGTCTATCAAGAAGAATCATATATTCCTTATATCTTTCTTCTACGTTTCGTATACATGCCTTTTCACCGTATTCGGAAATTATATGTGTCTTTATTGCTTCGTTAGAGTGGGTGAGCTCATTCGAGAGTTTGGTTTCTTGTATATCCAATCCCCGGATATACTCTAGTGTTTCATGTGCCATAAGACTTTTTTCTAAAAGATCATACGGACTTTTTTTGATCGAAAAACACCTCAATAAAAGCACCGGATCCATGTAAAACTTACTTGTAACTCTTTCTTGTTTTCCCCGGAAAATGGTTTGTATTTCGTTGAAACGAATCATATCATACAATGGAAAGTATATGACTATACCTCGTGTATCTTTACCTCTCCTACCTGCACGACCCGCCATCTGACAATACTCATCCGCATTCAAAAGTCTCTTACTTTTTCCATCAAACTTGGTAAGTTCTCCGAATACGACACACTTCGTAGGCATATTAATCCCCACTGAAAATGTCTCGGTCACAAACATTACCTTGATCCATCCTTTATCAAATAACGTTTCAATAATTTCCTTGAGGACGGGAATAAGACCCGAGTGATGAACACATATGCCCTTAAGTAACATAGACCGAATCATCTGTACTTGTTTCATTTGAAGTCCCGCTTCCCCAAGAAATTTCTTGACATAGTATTCAAACAAGTTTATTGAATCGGTAAGAGATTTACCATCAATATACGTTTTTTGTATCATGAGAGCTAGTTCTTCACATTTTTTTCTCGAAAACATGAAGAAGAGGGCTGGAAATAACTCCCTTTTATCTAAATCGTCAATAAAGTTATTCAGTAATCGAGAACGAGACGGTCTCTTCTTGACCGGCACATCTTGTTGTTTCTTCCAAAGCTCATAAATATACCGGAAATTCTTCTCAAACAAATTCCCTTTATTATCCATAATCTCCTTGAGAGTATCTTCAAAGTAAACATGATGTAATAAAGGAACGGGTCTATATTGAGTTGAAATAAGTTCACATGGTTTTCCTTTCGATGTTTCTACCCATTTTGCAAATCCCAGTGCACCTGGAATGGATGCCGATAACATGACCAAGAGTACATGAGGGGGTGATAGTGTAATGACTTCTTCCCAAACATGACCCCTTTCTGGATCACGAATATAATGAACTTCGTCCAATATAATCGCAAATACATCATCAAAGTAGTCTGGATTTTTATAGAGTAGGTTATTTACAATTTCCGTCGTAGCAACCAAAATCGGTGCGTCAGGACATACTTTAATATCGCCCGTCATAATACCAATCGATTCACCTTTAGATCCATGAAATCCCTTATATTTTTTCTTAAAATCGCTATACTTTTGATTAGAAAGAGCCTTAATTGGACTCGTATAAATTACACGCTTATTATAATATCTTGCGTGAGCAATCGCATACTCGGCTACTGTACTTTTCCCAGCAGAAGTATGTGCAGTAACAAGTACATGCGAGTCATTCCTGATAGCATTTATACTTTTAATCTGAAACTCATCCAACTTATATGGAAACTGAATAATATCACCAAAAGTCATATCGTATGTGTTTGTTTTGTAGATTTTATATCATTTTTAACAATCAATGTTCTTACCGTTTGCCCACCCTCTATAATTTATCCATATACCAATGGGAATATCTAAAAAAGCGGGCTCGTAAGTCTCCATTGCCTCTTTGAAAAAAACATTGTCTCCACCACATATTTCTTTAAATCGTGTTTTATTACTACAATGGAATATGATACACCCCATATCAATGGACATATCCCTTATATTTTTATTATCAGCTCTATTTTTTACTGGCATTATGGATTTGTCTTTTCCAGCATAAATATTATGAATGAAAATTTTATTTTTATCCGCCATACTCAACTCATGTGATAAATTCATTAAAAAATTCGGATCAACAAATTTCGCATCATCGTCAACTACTATTATCCACCCCCTTCTTACCTTATTTATTAATGTATTTAGATACAAGTTATAAGGACAATGATTATCTCGATACTTTTTCAACTTCTTAACTCTATATACATCCTTTTCTTCATCTAGAAAATTACACTCGGTATTATCACATGACTTTATATGTCTATAGTTCTTGTATGTCTGTTTTCCAAGCGATTTTTTAAGGTTTTCATAACATTTTTTCCTACTTCCGGTTCTCGTAAGGATATTTATGAGGGGAGGTATATCCGAATAAAGTTTATTTTGCATTATAGTTATAATAACGATCGTTATTAGGAATATTAGGAATATTAGGAATATAAAAAATATAATGGTTGAGTCCATATAATTCATTAAATATATTTAAACATGTTTAAAATGTATCTTTTCCATGAAAACAGGGATTTTCAATACCATTTACAAAATCTCCTAGAGTGGAAGAATTTGATATATTGGGGAGATTGCGACCCCATAAATCAGTTATGTTTCCACCTTTTGTACGTTTCGTCTTTTTCCCTTTGAGAGTTCTCTTTGAAACTCTCTTTGGAGCCTTTCTTAGCGTCTTTTTAACTTTTTGTTGCATTTTTTGTATTTTTTTTAACTTGCCAGTCTTATGTGCTTTGGTATGTGTTCTAGACATTTAATATATAAAATTAAATAAAATCAAAAAACTTTAAAATACAGAGAACCATCACCACTATAAGAATTACTAAAACGATATATAATTTTCTCCAATTTTTGCGTATTTTTTCTTGAAGCATTAGTGATTCTTCTTTATATATTTGTTGCTTTTCTTCTTTTATAACAGAAGTATCACCACTATCGATTATTGTTTTGATAGTTTCGTGATATTTTTTTACGTCATCTTTGTATCTCTCGTAAACTTTATTCAACTGCTCTGTCCTGTTGTCGTATGCAGTTTGACACTTCCCGAGTTCACCCTTGGTGTCATTAAATTTCCCATTGAGTTGACTATATGGAGTACAGAACTTATCATTCATAATGCTATTTACGGTGTCAATGGGAACATAGCTGCTTATTTCTTCTTTTAACTTTTCTAATTCTAAATTCCTGGCAGTGAATTTATTTTGTAATGCGTCTTTATCTGCAACACAAATATCTAATTGGTCCTCAGTGTTTATACTGTCAGGGTCACACGAGGGTTGCTTATAACGAACATACACATTATTTGGATTTGATGTGCAAAACATACCTTTTTGTTCCGACGATAAATGGCCTTCTATCGTCTCATAAGGTATAGAAAATGTACGTTCCTCGGATCCACCTCCTCCTCCACCATTCTCTTTATTTAACGATTTCTTCACTTTTTTACTTGCTTTTTTTAATTTCTTCTTAAAGCCCATTATTTAAGTAAACCAAAAAGTTTAATAACCAAATAGATCACTAGGATAATTAAAACTGAAAATAGAATTATAATTGCAACATTAATAGACTTGTTATGTATCTTAAATGAGTTTGTTTGTGCGGTATCAGATGTCTTATCATATTTTGTTGCGTTAGTATTGTAAATAGTATCATTTATAAGTTTCCTTTCGGTTTCTAATCCCTGTATATCATTTACCGCGGTTCCGTCTAAGAATAAAATATTGGTTGCGTCTGATTCTGCGTCTGATTCTGCGTCTGGGAATTTAGGTAATTCTATACTAGACTCAATTTCCTCTTTATTTTCATTATTTCTAGCCCAATTAAAAGTCAATGTTTTTGTTTCTGGTGTATAACAACTGCTTTCGCCCATATCTATTATTTCTATTAAATAATATGAAACTCGGGGACGGATATAATATAAAGAGTACAAAGTTAAATATTAACTTTAAAAAGTCCAAAGCAAGCGACGTTATAAAAAACTTGGACGATTCTATTTTATATCAAGTCGGCTACATGATGAGTGGAAAATCAATAAAGGGAAATAAAGACCTTGCCTTGGGTAAAAATTACTTTGTAAAAAACGGGAAATGTGACCAATTTACATCTGACTCCGATTGTACAGGTGAGGATAAATACACATATGTCCGAAATATTGGAAGCGGAAACATACCACCGATGGGAGTATCTTTTCCAGAATTGACAGGATGTAATTTAAATGGTCTCACCGAAATGAGAGGTATAGTACCTTCTATGATTGAAGACGTTTATGATATCAATCCATATGAAATTTCCAAAGGTATACTTGGAAAGGATAATCTGGGAAGTAGTACATGCAAGCTTATGACATTACCCGTTGGTTATAAAATCTATGAATCAGATAAAGAAGGGAAAACATGGAATATGGAAACAAAATGTACCGCAAGTCACCATACACGTCAAGAAACTTCTGATCAGAAGTTAAATCAACGTATCAAAGAAGCCAACCCCGATATACCAAATGCGAGCATGCCTTATCCTAGTGTACTTTCAGAAAAATTTAAGAACAAAGCACCATATAGACCCAGTATATCTAGGCTACTTTTTATTATAGTCCTTACATTGTTTATTGTTCTTGCTTTAAAAACATGCTCTTGATTTGTTAACTAGCTATTAACTAGTCTAACTAGTCTAACTAGTCTAAAAATAGAGACTTTATAAATAAGATATCTTTTTTATCGTCTATATCCTGGTCTTTAAATTCATCACCAAAATAAACATGCACATCTGTGCCCCTAATATTTAAATTTTTTTTTTGTGTAAAATAAGGAAATTCATATTCAAATTCTTCTATAGATAATTTAGAATATATTCCTATATCACTATACTTCGGATCCTCTTGATAAAATAATTGAAATATTAACTCATTTACCAATGTCAGAGTACTTTTCTCACACAATATACTAATCATAATATAAATTAAACATTACCCCTTAATTAATAGTCCAGATATGAAATTTCCTTTTAATTATTCAAAACATATTAATAGTTTCTTTTCGGCGGCACAGGTTCACGGGATAGACGAGGTAGACGAGGTAGAGGAGGTAGGCGGTGGGGGCGAAAATAAATACACATACATTGATGGTAATACTACAAATGCAAAACAAGAAAATACGATACAGGATATCTGGGATAATTCAATAACAAATCCAGAGGACTTTAACTTGAAATGCGGTGCGATGAGGGTATATTCTTCATCGGATTCACAACCCGCGGATTCCGAAGATTCCGAAGATTCCGAAGAATCATCCGAAAAATTTAAAGAAAAGTTACTAGAAATCACAAACAATAAGAACGAAATAAGAAAGACATTTATATATACAGATGATGTTATAAACTCACAAAAAGAAACAAAAAATGTATCGCATCAAAAAGACATTGTATCTAAACAAGTACATTCTTTAAAGAAGAGTGAAACTTTCTTTTATGTAGTCATTGCATTCATCGGTCTATTCTCAATTTTACTAGGGATCCTATTCAGGATGCGATAGTTCCGATAGATCCGAAGAATGGTCTTGCAATTCAGTGTGATTCTCCGCAATAAAGCCACAAATCATATCAAGTAACTCTTGTTTTTTTATATTCTTGATATCGCTGATATCATCATTCTCCAATACATTAAGTCTAATTGCCCAATATTCCAAGTCCTTTTTATTCATTTTCTTGAGTTTAGTTATATGTTTTTGAATATGAGGCGGGCATCCTGCAATCATAAGTTTCTTTGTTTTTTCAGGCTCAGCGTCCTTCATGTGAAATAGAACAGGGTGATCCATATTACATTGTCTCAAATGTTCAGTTCCATTTCTATGAAGAATACATCCACACTCTCCGTCATCATCCCAGAAAAAAAGCGAAGATCTATTTTTATCCCAAGATGAACATCTTACATATCCTTCCTTTCTTACAATAAATATATTAATGTCGAGAAAATCAGACCATACATGTAAGAGTACCGGGTGAAATGATACATCCGTCTCATTTACAATAAGACTATATAAGTCATTCCTCGTAATAGAGTAATACTTGTACATCTTATAATTTCTCGTATACAAAGAAGAAAAATTTTGACATATGTCTAGTTTAAATGAATTCAATATTTTTTCCTTTGTTTTTTCTGGAAATGAAATCCACGTAGGTTCATTTGCTGTCATGAGGGCGTGTAAAAATCTACCTCTACATCTAAAAGATACCGTATAATAAACCGATGTATGAAATTCAAAAGGAAGAAAAGATGGGACCGCTCTAACAGATGTAATCCAGTCTTTTTCCAAAATACGCATCGTGGATGGTTCTTTTCCTATATTATTTGGAAGGTTGTCAATAGAGAGTCTTGAATTTTGTGGAATACTTGGTGATTGAAACCACCTAGAATAACCATATGTTTCTGATATTTCTTTCTTCATATCATTCGATGATGACTTTTCATATAATTCAATAAGACGTGGTTCGATAGTATATGTGTTCATTACTTTAAAATATAAACATGCACTTATTTAGCTTTATCTTCAAAAAAAAATAAAAATTTTTATTTGTTTTATGTTTTTTTAGTTTTTATTATTTTTTGTGTTTTATGTTTTTTTGTTTTTTTTTGTTTTGTCTACTTACTCGTTCGCCTCATCGTCAGATTCCTCCTCAGCCTCCGCTTCCTCCTCCGCCTCCGCTTCCTCCACTTCCTCCTCAGCCTCCGCTTCCTCCGCTTCCTCCTCAGCCTCCTCCGCTTCCTCCTCAGCCTCCTCCGCTTCCTCCTCA